TACAAAATAAATTAAAATTAGGGTTATTTTGTACTACATGAGTGTAAAAACAAGAGAAAACTTAACATTGCGTTGGGCCCAGGGGGAGGTGTTCAATGCAAAAAACAGATTTAGGGTACTGGTGGCTGGCAGAAGATTTGGAAAATCATATTTATCATGTATTGAACTTGTAAATGCAGCGATAAAACGACCAGGCGAGACATATTTTTATTGTGCTCCTACATATCGCATGGCAAAGGACATTGCTTGGAAAGAATTAAAGAAACTCGTACCAAGAGAATGGATACAGTCAAAAAACGAAACGGATCTAAAGATCGAACTGATTAACGGATCACTTATCGAGTTGAAAGGAACAGAAAATGCAACCACTCTTAGAGGTCGAAGTTTAGCAGGAGTTGTTTTAGACGAAGCAGCCTTCATGGATTCTGACGTTTGGTTCCAGGTTATTAGACCAGCCCTAGCAGATAAACAGGGGTGGGCATTGTTTATTTCCACACCCGATGGCACGGCAAGCTGGTTTTACGATTTATGGTGTTACGTTCCAGAGGATGTCAGTGGTGATTGGAAAAGGTGGAGTTTTACCACAATAGACGGGGGTAATGTTCCAGCAGAGGAGGTTGAGGCTGCGAAGGCCCAGTTAGATAGCAGAACATTCAAGCAAGAATTTGAGGCAAGTTTTGAAAACCTTACGGGTTTGGTGGCTGTTAGTTTTGGTGATGAAAACATTAGCAGTGAAGTAGAAGATCTACATATGCTGCCATTAATTATGGGTTTAGATTTTAACGTAGATCCTATGGCAGGAATTTGTGCTGTTAAGCATAATAATAATCTTTATGTGTTTGATGAAATTATGTTGACGGGTGGAGCTACAACCTGGGATTTTGCGGAGGAAGTTGTACGAAGATATGGGGTAGATCGAAGAGTGATTGCGTGTCCTGACCCTACTGGTAGTGCGAGAAAAACAAGTGGAGTTGGGGTTACGGACCACAATATTTTGAGGAGGAGTGGATTTACAGTTATGAGTCCAAAAAGTCCGTGGAAAATTAGAGATAAAATAACTGCTGTTAACACAGCTTTATATGATGCTAATGGAGAAAGACGAACATTTATACACCCTAGATGTAAAGAGTTAATAAAAGCATTAAGAACCTTAACTTATGCACCGAATACAGGTTTACCAAACAAAAACTTGGGTGTGGATCATGCTTTTGACGCATTTGGGTACTTATGTTTGCAGCAATTCAACCTTGCCAAACCAGAGACATTAGGTCAGACTTCGTTTAGAATATATTAAGAACTACCTAATTCTTACTATGTATCATTCTACTACTAAGAAAAAGAAGAAGAAAAAGAAGGGAGGCAAGAAACGTGGCGAATGTTCCA